TTAAGAGAACCAACCGCCGAACCAGCCGTGCAGTTTCATCAGCACGAAATCGACCATCCGGCTAAAGAAACCGCCTTCATTCACCGCTTCCATCACAATCAGCGGCCGCTGCTCAATGGTTTTATCATTCAGTTTAAAGTCGATGGTGCCGACCACCTGCCCTTTGGTCAGCGGCGCGGTCAGCTGCGTATCGTTCAGGGTGTAGCTGGCCTTGAGGTTTTTCAGCTGGCCTTTCGGCAGCGTGATGGAACCCGCCTCGCCCGCCCCCAGCTTCGCTTCACTGCTATCGCCAAACCAGACGCGCTGGGTAATGAAGGTGGCATCGGGTTTAATCGGCGTCACGGTTTCATAGAAGCGGAATCCCCAGGTCAGCAGTTTTTCTGATTCGTTAAAACGGATACGGTCAGTTTTGGTGCCGAGCACGACGGCAATCAGGCGCATATCGTTTTGCGTCGCGGAAGAAACCAGATTGTAGCCCGCCCCGGCGGTGGTCCCGGTTTTCACCCCGTCAGCGTTGAGGTTCGTGCTCCACAGCAGGCGGTTGCGGTTCGGCTGGCGGATTTTGTTGAAGGTGAACTCTTTTTCTTTATGGATCGCATACTCTTCCGGCACGTCATGGATCATCGCTTTGGTGAGCAGCGCCATATCGCGGGCGGTACTGAACTGACCCGGCGCGTCCAGACCGTGCACGGTCATAAAGGTGGTGTTGGTCAGGCCCATTTTCTGCGCATAGCCGTTCATCAGGCTGACAAACGCATCCTGGCTGCCCGCCACGTAGTCGGCTATCGCGATGCTGGCGTCGTTGCCGGACTGAATGATGACGCCCTTGTTAAGATCTTCTACCGACACCTGCATCCCCGGCTTGAGGAACATCACCGAAGAGCCGCGCAGCGCCGGGTTACCGGTGGCCCACGCATCGCGTCCGATGGTCACCATATCAGTAGACTTAATCTTACCCGCCTTTAACGCCTGGCCGACAACGTAGCTGGTCATGATTTTGGTCAGGCTCGCCGGGTCGAGTTTTTCGTCGGCATTGCCTTCGCTGAGCACTTTGCCGCTGGCATAGTCCATCAGGATCCAGGCTCGCGCGTCAATGGATGGCGCATCGGGGAGTTGTTCCGCAGCCTGCACCGCAGGCGCAACGAGAAGTAAAAGCGCGCAGCCTGCCGCGAGGCCGCGAAGGGAAAAAGCATCATGCGTCATAAGAGCCACCCAAGTATCCTTTCCAAACAAAAATATGCCGCCACACTCGTTCCGCGCCGCAGCAGCCGGTGAGTAAAGCGTACAAATGACCTTAAAGAAACAGCGAGTTGGTAAAGTTTTTAAAGTTTACGCAATAACCTCGTCCGGTGCTGCAAACAGCGCAATTTTTTTGATCGCGGTTGCCTAAATATTAACTTTATTATGGCATGCAAAAAATTAGTTTAGCAAATTCAACGATCTGCAATATTTTCAAAGATATAGCTCGGTTGACTTCGGGACAAATGCGGACAAATGCGGACATTTGATTGCCCCAAACCGTGCCCCAAACGCCATTTTGCCCCAAAATCTGCCCCATTTTTACCCCCTTCAAACAGGGCTATCATCCTGCCTCATATCGTTGATCACGTGCGTTGCGACTCCGAGTACTTCAACCTCATCCATGGCATCTCCTTCATTAATTTCATCGAACGGGAAGATCAAGCGAGGATGCGGCTATCAATTTCCATGACAGCCGCTGTTTTTAATTACGGCGTGCAATAATGACGTGGAGCGAATCTATAATCAAAACAGCCATAATGCCCCATCCAATACCACATAAATGAGTCAATATCGCTACGGTCATCAGTTTAGTAAATAACAAGGGGGACCATTTCGATTTTTTAAAGAGAATCCGCATAAACACCTTCTGTCACCACGCCGGGAAAGAGGAAAGCAATGCGCCATACGGCGCATTAATGTCAAGGCTTGTAATATACCGGACGAACGCCCGAGTTAGCCTGGCCAGCGGATGTGCGCCCACGGTTAGCGAGTAGCGCATTGACGCCGCCGCCTGTACCGTTCGAATATGCACCGCCTCGCAGTGTCATCACCTCGCCTCCTTTTGAGTACGACAGCGAATCATCGGAAACCAGGCCCGCCAGCGGGAACAACATTAGTCTGCGCAACACCCTGAGCGCCGTATCCGATACCGGCGTTGTTCCGGGGTTCCTGGCACTGGTGAACAATGTGTTCTCACCGTAAATCAATGTGTAATTTCCTGTCCCCGAGGTGTCGATTCGAACGGAATTGATCGTGGTCGGCACCCAGGAATCTGTCCCGGCGGTCCCCGTGCCAGTTGGTATCAGCAGAGAACCATCAACACCGCTTACCGCCTTCCACTCAGTTGACGACAGGGAATGGTCAGTAGAGCCCATCGCCGCATTGTTATTCGTCATAATCTGCAGCTCACCACCACAGAACCGGACTCCCGTCACCTGCTCCCAAACGTTGCCGGCTAAATCTGCAATGCCTGCATAGTCACGGTTGTGCCGCCAGCTGACAGGACCGGAGCCTGTCAACGTAAGCCCAGTCCCTGATTCTGTCCCGGCTGTCATGCCATCAACCCGCCGCCCCTTTTCACTGATATTGTCAGATGACAGCCCCCATTTTGTATTGCCGCGCGGGGAATGGCCCTGGGAATAGCATAGTAATGCGATTGCAGCCCACTCCGCGTTAGTCATGGCGTGCCAGCCAGGACCTGCAGCCCGCGCCAGGCTGATGCCGTCATTGTATGGAACGGATACAGCTGGAGCGCGGTCAGGCAGTGACAGTAACTGACCATTTACAATGCTCCCTGGATATGTCCCAACGAATATCTGATCAACCTCGACGCCATTCACAATAAATGCCGGATGCGTTCCCGAACCCAGCGATGCATCAATCGTGCTGACGTCAAATTTGGGAATAATATTCACAAACGACGGGTCACCGGCGCTGGTATAAAGTACAGTCTGCGCACCGCCGGAGGCAGCTTCAACGGCGCGACGTAATGAATCCTGAATTAATATAGTCATTTTTTTATTCCACAATATTAGAGGTTGTGACGTACGGGGCCGCTGAGCTGCTGATGTTCAGCGCACCTTTTGTTTTCGCACGGGTATCCAGTTTCATATAACGATTGACGCGGATATTCCGCCCCTCCAGCGTTATATCGATACTGTAATTTTTCGACGCACACTCAATGATGTTATTAATACTGATGTTGCTGACATTACCTGCCTTATAGCGGGAAGCATCACCAAACCCGGCATATGATTTCAGTATTGCGTTTACTTCGTCCCACCCACGTGTTGGTGTCATATAGTTAACGCTACTAATGCCACTAATGGTTACGTTATATATTTTAAACTGCGTGGTCAGAATGGTGCTGACCTGCTCATTACCTGTTAACCCGATATTCGTAGCAGTGATATCGTGAATATCATTACTGGTTCCCACAGCCTCATTCCCAGCCCACCCGTACCAGAATGGACAGGTTGGATATATCCACTGACGAATTGAACCCTCAGTCGGGATATTGGCAGTGCTGTATTTCAGAGAATCATCGCTGTTGACCATCGCTAAACAGTCATCGCGCGCATAGCCGAAAATTTGGCGTACCCGCATATAGCTGGCGCCGTTTGTAAAATGAATCCCGTCGCCGTTTTTGTTCGGCTGCCACAGGTCAATATCATGGATATAGCCATTTTTAGAACCATACCCAAAATCAGTCCCCCAGTTTTTTACGTTCTGGAGTTTGAATCCGCCGATTTCAAAATTCTGCGTACCGTAATAAATCAGCCCCGTACCGCGCCAGCCATATTCGTCGCCAATCCAGTAGCGTGGACCAGCCCCTGCTGGAATATCAGCATAGTATGCCACGTCAGCACCGCTTAGTTTCGGGTAACCTGTGCCAATCAGACGGACGTTGTCCGTAATTTCCAGGTCCAGGCACAGACCAAACGGGTCGTCAGGATTGACAATAACACCGGCAGCGCGAAACAGATTGTCATGCACGCCGTCCTGCAATTTGATTTCAACGCCATCCAGTACAACCCATACGTTACTGCGGTGGATGACGGCTTCGGAGATGATGAACTGCTTTTTCACATAGTCAGAGGACAGGATTAGCCAGCCGCCGCCCGCGTCATGCACCCAGTCCATCGCGTTCTGAATCCATTCGATATCGGTGGCGCCACTGAAATCCTGCAGCCAGTATTCATTCGGATAATCGAGCCCGAGGCGATCGCGCTCTGACGACAGCAACTTATGCAGCTCGTCTTTATAGACATAATTGTAATAAACGATTGAGACAGCAGACCAGTCCGGTGTTCTGTCGGTGATTATCTGCTGCGCCCAGTACGCGGCCTCTTCGGGAATGACCACATACCCCGAACTGGAGAATACAGGACGATACGCGATAAGCGCTTTGTTTGCATCATAGAAAACAACGTTATACAGACTACTGCTCTGCCCTGGCGACGAGGCTACAGGCAGGCCACTGAACAGGAGTCTTCCGCCGGTGCAGGAATACAGCCCGGTGGAATAATTAACGATACCGTCCTGCGTTATTGAACTCGCGTTGATGTTTCCGTTATCGAGACGGACAGGGATTAAATCGGACTTTGACAGTTTAAGGACAGCATCTGCTGACCGGCCACGAAGACGATGGTCAATCGTCAGGGCCGCACCAGTCACATCAACAGAAGAAGATGCGCTCTGGTCCAGCGTGTTCGCGACAACAAAGCCATCCTGAGCAATTTCACACTGGTAATACCGTGCCTGATACGCCGCATACGACGCGCACATAATCCCCAGCGGACCCACATACGCTCCTGATGCATCGTAAAGCGCAGCTGCGTGACCTGCGGTTGCCGATGTGGTGTAAACAGTGAGGCGCACAACGTCACCCTTGCGAACCGGGATCATCCCCGTCCTGCGGTAGCGTGTATCGGTGCCAAACGACCCGTTACCAGCGTTGACTGTACCGGGCACGGAAAATGCCACATAACCATACTGTGATGCGCCGTCAGGAGTTACGATCTCAGCCGCCAGCGTGTTCAGCATTTCAGTGCAAATCTGGACTGAGGAGACCAGACGGGACAATCCGCTGGCATTTTGCTGGTTTCCCACTGACAGATTATTAATTGACTCAGCCAGCACGTTAAATCCGGTCATCAGATTCTGCACTGTATCGCTGCTTTCAATACCTGAACCAGAGCTTGTGCCGCCCTCCGCCATAACGTGCAGCGCCGTCATTAAACGCTGGACGGTATCTGACATGAGTTCAACTGCGTCCCCGGATGGCATCTTCCGTCCGGTAGCAGTCAGGGTGCCACCATTGTTGATGTACTCATCGGCCAGAGAGCTTCCGTCCTGACTGCGGACATAAGTTGTTGAACCTGACGGAATATTCGCGATGTCTGCCTGCGCTGCAGCCAAGGTCATATACTGCCGGCTGAGAGGGATCAGGTTCTGGCGGGTTTCTTCAATTTCGTCTTCGTTTTTCTTTAATACGCCTTTCCAGGTTGGTGTCATAATCCCTGTGCGTGTTTCGACTTCCAACTCCTCGCTATTCAGTATTTCATCCTGAACACGGTTATTATCCCAAACATCAGGCATAGCAGAAGACGGAACAGGGTTGCCCGTTTTATATAAAGCCATTATTGATACTCCGGATTAATCAGGCAGAACGATACCAGCCCATCAGTTTTACGTAGGCGTTGGTAATATTTAATGCGGAACCACTACCCATGTTTTCGGTATTACCTGTAACGTTATGAGTGTGTGAACCCAGTTCGATTGTATGCGAGTGATCCCCAGCGGATGATGTAGTGCCAAATCCATCATCAGTACTGCTACCAACTTCATTATCTGAGCCACCAGCCTTTTGCGTACCATGCCCCCACGTATGGGTGTGAGAGCCATTTGTAGTGGTGCTTTTTGTTCCAAGGTCTGTGGCAGCGGCAGCACCTGTAATTGAAAGAGTCGCGGCAGGTAGATTGCTTTTAGCGATAGTTACCGTGTCAGCACCGCCAGTTGTTAATACATCAGTTCCGTTCTGAAGCCCCAAGCGAATTGTTTTATTTTCCCCGATATAATTCCAGGTAGTTCCAGGGAAAAGCGTGTTTGGATTTTTGTTCTGAGCGAAGAAAAGCACCGCTCCAACAGGATATACGGAATCAATTTGTAGTGAGGTAAGAGCGGCCAGCAGCTGAGTTTTTAGCGCAGCCGTATTCCCGTCATCCAAAACGTCTTCGGCAGTTTGATCTGCAATTATCTGACCCAGCACACTCGCCATGACCGTACCCTGCCGTAACGCCTTATTGACCTGTTCAGATCGTGCAATCCCCGCTGTAAAACCGGTAGACAATGCAACCAGGCTTTCCCAGTCGGCCTGAGTAGACACGTTTGCACCTGCACCAACAGCAAACGGCTTAAAATTATTTTCAGCCATCAGAATGTTTCTCCCCATGCGCCAGTATCAAAGCCGGCGATGTAATCGTTATCGACGTCAAATCCAAAAAATTTATATCCGTTGGATGGTGTAATGGTTTCCCTAATCCGCACCCCGGCGGCTTTTACCGTCAGCAGACCAGCGCGGATGACAAAAACAAATTCAGCAGGAAGTTTATCTATCGGGTTTATATCGTAGCGGGATGGCTCATATCCTTCCGGCAGCGGAATAAACGGGCCGTGGTTAATTGCTGAGTCAAATATCAACCTGTCAATATTGGGTATGATATATTCATCATCCACGACGATTAAAACCGATATCGTCATGTCCTGGTTATCCAGGATAATCATATTTATACCGGTGCCTTCCAGAGCAGTTTCCAGAATATCCGGCAGCGTGCCGTTCTGGCCGTTCCAGTTGTTAATCCCTATCCGGGCTTTCAGCACCACGCGATAGACATCATCGCTGAGATACGTCAGCGCGTCAGTGGACTGATAGGGCCCCAGCCAGATCCCCTGATCCCAGCCGACGCGCTCTTTATCCCACTGCAGGAAAACGCCGGTGATGGGTGCTGCTACGGCGCGGGATACGCCTATCCATTTGCCAAGGATATCAAGCTGGTCGCCCACGGCGGTATCGACATCAAAAGCGTTGACCAGCCCTGAAGTAGCCGCAGAAACGTCAATAAGCGGACGAGTGGACAAGTCCACGTGAGCAACGAATTTAGGCTTTCCGGCGTGGTAATTGGTGATTAGGTCCGTGTATTTGCTCATGGCGTCACCACCAGTGCGATATTATCCACGCTGCAGGATGCCGACTCGTCGTACGCAAGCACCACATTAGCAGCGGCGACACCCTCTACAGTTCGACCGATCAGCAGCTCCATGATGTCGTAATAACGTGCGTTCCCGCCGCTGACGACGCCCAGGTTAGCCGGGGAATAAACGCGGCTCAGCAGAACGCCGTCACCAATGGCCAGCGAATTGATGTACGCCGCCACCGCGGCCTTAATTTCATCTCCTGCCTGCGAGCTGTAACCGGTCAGAGCCTGAATCGTTATCGACACATAGATCGGCACGTCAACCGGGCGCGAGAAACGGATGGTGTAAGGGTTGCCGTATTTGTCGGTGACTATCACCGCCGTGGTGCCATACGTTGATACACCCTGCCCTTTAGTGCTTCGTATCGTGTTTGCGATTTCCGTCGCATCCCCACCCTCGACGATTGCCGAAATGGAGTGAGCCGGTAGCCCGTTAGCATCGGTAGTCTCTGTATCGTTCTCAAACAGCTTGTGACGGGTCACGCCTTCAACGTTGGCAATCGCACCATCCACAGCATCAAACGGCGTGAGAGATGCAAGGGCAACGCTTTGCGACTGCCTCACCCGTAGTTCAGCATCAGTCTCTGCGGCGATACCAACGGTGGCCGCCAGCGGGTTAGTTACTGAGGCCCACCCGCGCGTCGGCGTATTGATGCCGCTTACTGACCCGGCTACCGCAGCAACCGCCCCGCTATTCGCACACGTTGCCGTAGCGACCACGGTACCGTCAGTACCGATCACCACCGTAGCCGGCAAATTCCAGATCACGCTATTGGTATCGCGTACCGAGCCGTTCGTGATAGTTGTACCGACGGTTCCGGTCAGCAGCAGGTCAACAGTTGAATTCGTCGCTGCCCGTCGGGTAATGCCGTTAATTTTGACGTTGCTCGTCAGTGCATCCCCCAGCGCCGTCGCCGGCGAGAACGACCGATAAACCGAAATGGCCGTATTGTTGGCGTCATGGATGGCCAGTGCCACCAGCGCCACCATCTGGCCGTCTTTGCTGTCCGGTTCAAGGTAAGCATCCAGACCATAAATCTGCTGGAAATAGCCGGTAATGGTATCCAGCACGGTCTGATAGTCGGGCGCACTTATCCCCTCAGCGGTTACCGTTGCCGATAAGCCGAGTGTGTCGAAGTCCAAAGACATTACGCCTCCGAGGTTACTGTGGTTGTCCCGTAGATGGTTTCCACCGTTGCTGTGAACGTTACGCGCCGCGTACGGCCATCAACGACGGTGTTAAATTCGGTGATACCGCTAACGCCCTGCGTTTCCAGGATGCGCCGGCGGATAGCCAGGTTATAGGTATCCGGTCGCTGCTTGCCGAGGACTGACTGAATCCAGGGCGTTCCCTCCGTGGTGTCGAGGAACCACTGACCGTACCAGAGCAGGAAGCGCGTTTTTATGGCCTGCGCGACGGCCTCCGGGGAATTCACCAGCCAGGTATCATCGCCCTGGCCGAAGGTGTAATCACCGTCATCATCCTCTCGTCGGTAGCGCATTACTCGGGCTCTCCTGTGCTGTCGTTGCCATGCTCAACGCCTCCGTGCGTGTGCGTCATCAGGCTCTTACCCCCTGCTGTCACGTCGTTGGTTACGGTAACAGGGCCGTGCATCGTCGCTGTGCCACCGCTATCGCCCATACCCTGCGACAGGTTGCCGTTGATCGTCACGTTGCCGTTAAGGATAATTTCAGGGGAGGTTATTTCCGTTCCACCATCGGCGCTGGCCGTCAACTTACCCGGAGTTTTAACAGTGACATCATGCCCAGCGGCCAGCTCAATAAATGCGGCGCCGTCATCGGTACGCAGCTGCGCGGCTGTAGTGCTGATGCCGCTGATTTTCTTCGCCTGCGACTGTGGGCCTACGATACAGAACGCATCCGAGAGATCATGCATACGCCCGTCTACCGGCTCCTGTATGCCGCCGCTCTGCCACCAGAAATCAATGCAGCGATCCGCAAAGATAACCAGGCATTCATCACCTCCTTTGACCGGGAAAGTCAGCGTACAGCCGCCACCACGGGGGAAGACGACAGGAACATCCACCAGCAGCGGGTAATCCTGCGTTGACGTGTTGCCGTCGTTGTCGCGCTCGATGTAGCGAATCGCCGGCTGAACAACGGCCGTCACAGACTCAGGATCGAAAGACTGGATAATGCCAGGCAGCGCAACACGCATTTGCTCACTGAGCACCTTTCGTTCAGACGCCAGCACCTCCGCCAGCGCACCACTACGGGTTTTATCGGATACAGCCATTTGCTTTACTCCGGGCATTAAAAAACCCGCCGGAGCGGGTCTTAATGGTTAGCTATCTGATTTTATTCTCAAAAAAGAGAACTCCATCTCCAGAACCTTGTTCGAGCTATCTAAATATTGAATTAATAAATCACTAATATTAATAGCAACCTTACCGTTCAGGGCGACAAAATCGCGGACAAACCTTGCTACGGGAGTAAGCTGCAATACTCTACCACATCCCTCAAAAGCTCCAGCTGCAACCAATGTCGCCCTAAACTCTTCGCAACTCATGGCATCAAGGCGTGCAATGGCTTCTTGAACGATCTGCATTTGGGTTTTCATACATACCCCTTATCCACAAAAAACAACCTCCTTTCAATCCACCGCTTGGGCTGATATCCATTCTCTACGCCTGGCCATGCACCTCTGAATGTATTCCGCCAGCTCTACAGCCGTCAGCTTTATCAGGTCTTCCGGCAGCGCCACTACATGGCCGCACCAGCGCATCATTGAGGTGAATTCGTCTTTCGTTGCGCAGAATTGTTTTGGGCCTATCAGTTGGCTTTCCACCACCTGATTTGCCTCAATAGTTTGCAGCAACTGGTATCGCCCAGGAGCGGCAAGCGTGACAGCTTTCCGTTCGGCGGTGATCAACTCGCCTTCAAGCGGTACGCGGGCAGCCAGTGATAGGGCCTCGGTAAATTGCTCTTCTTTTATTTCCTTATAGCTGCAACCAAAGTGAGATTTCAGGGATGACCACATAGTGATCATCGCCTTAGCCTGATTCTCTTTAGGCAGCGCATGTCCGCGCGACATGACCAGTTGTTTAATAGCCTCCTGCTGGTCGGCGGTAATTTTCCCCAGAGCCGTTTTCACAGCTTTGCGAGGGTTAATAACCTGGCCCTTGGTCCAGTACTCATAAAGCACGTCGTCGCACTCTTCTTGATACTGAATGACGCTATCACGAATTTCAGTGCGCACTTTATTTGGGCTTATGGTTTGCAACCATCCATTTAGTTTGCGAAGAGCCAGGCAAATCATCGCCTGAGCACCGCCAGCTGAAGGTATGGTGATTTCCACCATACCTTTTTTAAAGCGCTGTGACAGCTTCTTGTGCTGAGATTTCCAGTCCAACCCCATGCCTTCAACTATTGGCTTCATCGGGGTGTACGGCTCGCCATTGTGATTGACGATATAAAGATGCGCACCATAAAAAGGTACGTTGATTGTACGATCTGCTATTGCTAAACTTGTCATGTCAGTTTTCTCGTAGTTAACTGGTAATTTTGAAGCCTCGAAGGTTGCAGCCTTTGAGGCTTCGCTCATTCTGGGCATTTAATCCCCCGACGTTCTACATACTCCCTCATAGCCCTAACTACCTCCTTACTGAAGGAACGATCCGACTCTTTAGCCAAGGAATCCATAGCCCTTTCCAGCCATTCAGGAACCCTCATGGTTTTAACTTTCATATTCAGCCTCATATGTATTAGGTACGCATACATATTATTTAGGTACGCATTGATAGTCAATAGGTACGCACGTAGACTTGCGATATTGATTTGAACACGGTGACTAATATGACCAAGCGCCCATACAAAAACCCACAAGTAAACTTGAGACTCCCTCAAGAGCTAAAGGATAGGGTTGCATCTCTGGCTGAGCTAAAAGGTCGATCTGCAAACTCGGAAATGGTTGATGCCATTAGCTTTTGGGTCGAAAGAGAAGAAAGGCTTCAGATAGAGCTGATGGCAAGAAGGAGGGATTTCATGTTGCCTCATAAGTTCAATAGTGTTGAAGAAGAAATTGAATACCTAAAATCACTCTTCAATGGCAATGAGAGCAAAAACTCACCTAAGTAGGCTTTAATCAGCAACCTTTTTACACGGGAATGACCCAATGATCTTCGGTGCGTCCATGCTGTTTTGTAAAAGCTGGACGTTCAGGAAGCGAGACTCAGTACCCGGGTAACGGACGTATTCAAATCCGTAGTTATTCCCGTCGCGCGAGGGCATTAGGCCCATGTCAATCTTTATACCATCCTCTCCCAGCAACTTTATTTTCTGAGAGGTAACTCTCTCCCCATTGATAATGCTTACATCGCCTTCCCTTGCTACTAAAGTGTACGGTCCGCAATGTGATGTAAAGCCACCAGCGGTGGCCCCAAAGGATGAGAATGCGATAAGAGCGATGGTAAATGCTTTCACTTTTTATCCCCGATTGAGTGCGCCTTGGGAGTAAAGATCGGTGGACCCACGCGCTTCACACATCATATCCATGTACCACGCCTGGCCCCTTGTATCACCAGTGTACATAATGCCAATGACTTTATAAACGCCGTCGGTAGCGATACTGGCGGGCTGTGCTGTCGTACCTTCAACGGTGATGTTGCCGTTGTTGTTCTGATCGGTGATCCGCCCCCTCGTCATAGCTATATCGTTGTTACCCAGTGCCGTACGATAAACCGACCCTTGATCCAGCTCGATAAGGCCATTAATTCGAATGTTGGGGTTAATCAGGCAACGGACATTAACCCCGCTACCGATGGTCTGCTGCGGCATGCCAATCATCCCTGTCTCGCTATTCAGCCTGATAGCGTCGTGCATTACCTCATCCTTAGCGACCATCTCCCGCTTACCATCGACAAACATCCAGGTGGCCTTACATTGCTCGGCGACGTTATCCATAAGGTTGCGGGTCATGCCAAACAACACCCGGCCACGAGGGTAGACCGTTGCAGGCATCGCTGGTGTATTGCCTTCAGTTACCCCGTTGGCGTTGAAGTCTTTCATCAGGGCACGGTTCATATCGGCAACCGTATATCCCGCAGCAAGAGTTTGCGCGGTCATAGTGGTAACAAATGCCCGATGGGAATCAGCAGCCTGGATCAGCACAAAGCTGTCGATGGGGTTATCTTTACCGGTGATGGTATAGCGGATCTCGCCATCAAACAGTAGGCCGTAATTCCGACCGTCCATCTGACCTACATCATCAGGATTGACCGTCCTGGCTACGCCAACCTGGCTGGCGGAAACGGTAGGGGTAATGCCGTCATAGCCGGCGATAACCCTGATCCGCGTAAATTCTTTTCCGACAATTTTGTTAACGGTGGGTGCCGAAAGATTATAAATCTTGAAGGTGCCTACGCGGGTTTCGCTACTGAGGTTAAACCAGTCAATGGTAAAAGTGACTTTGAAGCTACCGAAGTCGGTAGCGTTGCCTTTCGAGTCGACAAGCTGCAGCTCAAAATGGCGCATCCAGTTTTGGGACATACTTACTCCGTTACAGCATAAAGATGGCTGCTTATACCGAGATCGGTTTCAGTGGGATTTTCGTTCGCCGGATTATCACAACCCACACAAAGCGCAAATCCCAACCCAAGGTAGGCATATTGGGCCAGCAGATCAGCGCCGGTGATCAGAGGAATCCCCTTAATCAGGTCGGCGCCGGTGCTGTCCATGATATCCAGACACCAGAATGATGCGCGCCACGATACCGACATCTGATAATCAGTCCCTGCCAGAGATATAAAAAACTGCTGATTCTCAGGTGAGAGCGGTATTTCTCTGATTGCCATTACTGAATTCCTATAATGTTGCCAAGCCTCGTGCCCTTAAGCCCATCAAAGGCCCCTGACGACTTAAGCGCCGATTCATTGGCTACAGGCTTAGGTGTTTTTACTCCGCTATCCTGCACTGCCGACGTATTGGCGCCCGTCTTCATATCGGCTTTGTCCGCCACTTGTGCGGTGGTGGTGCTGGTCATAATGACCTCACGCAGCGTCAGGACGGCAGAGAGAACATTCTCTGATGTACGATCAGTTGTCACCTCCATCGCACGGATCAGCATATTGCTGTAAATCCTTTTCCCTGTTACCACATCGAACGGCATCCTGCTGTTCTGAAGGTCAAGAAGGTTCTGATAAACCTCTTTCGGGCTAAGACCTGCGCTCAACCCGATAGAGGTAGTGTCCAGGAAATCCAGCAGTGACCCGCCGCCGGCAAAGCCAACCTGCATAACTACTTCAGATGGCCGGCGGTAGGCGTGGTCAGAAATTGCAGCACCAACCTCTACAGGGTGTTCAGTAATTTCCAGCGTGTCATTGTGCTTCTCAGAAATGACAACGCTGGGAACTATCAGGTTTGTGCTCGGTCCGAGCCTCCGTTTCTGCTGGTGAAACAAAGTAGAAAGAATATCCATTAACCCATCCCCGGCTGGTTTCTGCCTAACGCCTGCGCTTTTTCATCCACCTGGCGGCTAACCTCTCGCCCTATCTCCTGGGCGCTTCCCCCATAAATGTTGTAAGTGTTCTGCTGCTGGAAGCCACCGATACCAGCACTTGCGGCTTTGCTGATCAATTCGCGTGGGTAAATATTCCTCCCGTTTTCATGGTGCACGATGCTTGCCATTAGCGCAGACATAACCTGAGGGTCACTCATGTTCAAAGCAGCCTGCGGGTTGACACCTAACTGGCGAGAAACTGCCGCTATGTAGGCTGGGGTGTTGTTTTTGTCGGAAGGAGGAGCCCAGGTAGAGATAATCTTCTCTACCGTGTTGATCCCTCGGCCAGCATAAAGCATCAGCTGGCGAGAGATGGCTCGCAGACCGTCAAAGGCGGTTTCAAATCTGGCAAATCGCCCCCCAGGGCGCTCCAGAGAGGCCCCTCTTTGCCCTACAAAGTTCAGGTTTCCAGGATTGTTGTTACGCTCTCCACGTTTAGCAGACTGAGCGTGCTGATCCGGTTCATCTCCATTCCACCAGTCAACAGCCTTATCCCATAATCCCTGACCGACTGATGCAGCACCCTGAATAATCGGGCTATTACTCCACGCTGCGGCAGCGCCTTTAAGAGAATCCCATGCGCCGGAGAAATCGCCACTAATTACCTTTCGCAGAGCGTCCACCAGCGAACCAAGTATTTTGATTGAACTGCGGACGCTTTCGATAATCTGGTCAAACAGCCATTTGCCATTAAATTTCGACGTGTCGATATTAATGAATTCAAGGAATCGCTTACCCAGATCGACGATGGCAGAGCCGAGGTCTTTAACCTTCAGATAGATGCCACCAAAGTCCTTACTCAGGCTGGCAAAAGCCTTTTGGGCATATTTTATACCCGGCTCCCATTTTCCCCAGTCTATAAGCGACTGGCCGCCTTCTTTCCATGTGCGGTAATCGTCGTAGAGACCTATCAGCGCAGCACCCAGCATAATGACGCGCCCAATAGGCGACATCGCAAAGGCGCTGTTCAGAAGACGCCAGGCAATCATCAGTGCCCCAAACACCTCGATAACCTGTCTGGTTTCAGTACTGAGTGATTTCCACCAGTTGATAATGTCGCCTGTGAGCTGTATCAACCGATAAACCACCCGGCCAATGATTTCACCAAACCACAGGACACCTTTTACACCAGCTGTGATAGCACCTTCAATTTTCGGGAAATTGTTCATAATCTGACGGCGCAGGGTGTCAATAGAGCCTGCCAGCCCGTTAGCCAGATTAGAGCCGATTTTATCCCGCGCCATGCCTGCCATAAGGCCGAAGGAGCGAAGCGAGGTCATGAACTTATTAGAGCTGACGGCAGCTACATCGGCGTTATAGCCAATCGCCTTCGCCATCGCGGTGTATTCGCCGCTGAACTGGCCAATACCGCGACGCATTGCCATCAGGGTGTTTTCATCCAGTCCCAGCATCTGCGCATACTGGTTAGCGCGATAATATGGCATGTTGCTAAGACGCTGGCCGACGCCGGTGAAGATAGTCGCCATATCCCGCATATTGCCGCTGGCGTCACGGGTCTGGACTCCAAGACGGTTCAGGAAACCTTCCGCGCCTGGGTTATTGCGGATAAACCGTGCCAGATTCTCAAGCGATCCACGCGCTGAGTCGGCGCTGCCGCCTACCTGGCTAACTGCATACCCGATTTGCTTGATGCCCTCTACCGTCGCTCCGGTGCGCTGAGAGGCCCAATAAAGGTTATCGAGGCTGCTGGCGATTTTGGCGGTGAACGCGACAACAGAAAGCGCTGCAGCTTCGACCTTGACGCCCAGCTCAATCGCTTTCAGCGTCGTACCCGCCACTACAGCATCGAACTTTTTAGCACCGGCCTCATCAACGTTAAACCCGAGCGAGATCAGAAAGTCCTTGAGCGTTTCAGCGTTCATTGTCCTCTCTCCATTTCGCTATGCGGTATTCGTTATCGGCTTTTAGGTCCAGCCAGTCATTCATGCGGGCAACATCGGCCAGGTCTACCGAGCCGTCTTTAAGTGCGGTGTAAGGGATATACCCGGCATCTACCGGGCGCATCAGGAAGCTTTCTCCTTCCGGCAGGGTTTCCAGCGTTAAGCCTGCGGCGACGGGTCCACCGTCTCGCCGTCGGGGAGTTCTTTCAAAAAATTTCCCAGGCTGTCGGCGACCACCCGCGCCACCAGCTGCAGCATCGTAAACAGGTCGATATCTTCGAACATCAGCTCGCCTTGGTCGAAAACCTTCACCCAGCCTTTTTGATGCTGGCGATTGACCACGCTCAGGCACGGATAGATCACCGCGTTAACGTCCTCGTCTGGCAGCGCGGCCAGCGTATCGGCAATTTTCGGCAGTACGCTTTCCAGCACGCCGCCGGAGTTACCGGCGGCGGCCTGCGCCTTCAGTGTCGAGAACTCGCTTACCAGCCCGGCCAGCACCGGCAACAACTTACGGCTGACCCTCAGCTGCTGGAAAACGTCGAGTTTCGCCGTACGGTAGTTAACGCCTTTGATTTCAAATTCCATCGGTTAGAACTCCCCCAGCAGCTGGTCGATTTTGATGCAGTCGAATACCCACGACACCGTATTGCCAACTTTGGCGTTAGCGTGATCCGGCTGTTTCTGGAACGCGCAGCCGCGGGCGGTCGAGATATCGCCTGATGCTTTGTTTCGCACGACGATAACGTTATTGCCCCAGGTGGCAGAGGACTGACTCTGTGCGTTGTACATCAGGGACAGCTTTTTGTTTACCGGGGAGGTTTTCAACAGGGTGACGGTGATTGTGCCGCTTTTGCCGCCGTGCAGGCTATGCATGCCTTCGCCGTCTGCACCGATTGTCATGGTGTTTTTTGCCTCGGTCATCACGACCGTTATGCCTTCTTCGGAGTTCGCTGAACCGTAACCCAGATCGATACTCCCGGTCGGTCCGGTAAGGGAGGCCGATACGTCAATAAAGCTGTAGGTATTTCCCATTTATTCCCCCTTAACGGACCACGTTGATCTGCACATCGGCATAGTGAATAGCGCCAGCAAGCTTAATCGCTGCCTGAATCACCGGCGACTTACGCGCTTCCCTGTCGGATTGTGCCTGGTTGGCTACCGCATCTGCGTAGACGTAGTAACCCTTGGTCAGCGTGTCACCGGATTCAATCTGGCCAATCGGGCCACCATTCCAGACGCCCGGAGCAATCAGGCCGTTATTCACCGCCTGATCCAGCGACGCTTCGACGTTGGTCATTAACCGGGTAACGCCGGCATCGGTCTGCGGAATTTTAGTGGTCGAGGTGTACAGCAGGTTAAAGAGATTGGTCTGAACGTAGTTTTGCAGCCAGTCCAGCCCGTGGCGCTCGTCGAAGAAGTCACCGTTAGCCATTACACCCTGCTGGATAATCGCAGTGTCGTTGGCGTAGTAGACGTAGACGTTACCGTTAATGGCATCAATGGCGGCTGCCTGCGCGGTCGTCAGCGTCTCGTACGACACACCAGGCTCGGTTTTGAACTTCAGGGTGATAGCGGTGTTGTTGCCTGTGAAATTGACCGTGAACGCACGCCCAAAGGCCGAGATAGCGGCATATTTGCTGCTGGTACTGTACTGCCAGAATGTGCGGGAGTAGCCCGCCGCCTTCAACTTGTAGCCGATATTGTCGGTATTACCGGATACCAGCACATTCGCGTCATCAGTGGTAACGGCCAGAATGCGGCTTAGACTGGATGCCTCGATCGCCGCGGCCACCGAAATCACATCCGCTTCAACCAGATCGGCACTATCGGCAATCGCCAGACCGTACCAGTTGGTGTATTGCAGTGAGGCATTAACCGCCTGCAGCAGGGTTTCTACCGTGCCGGTTTCACCCTCCGCCAGCGTTTTCGCCCAGCGGCCGATATAGACCAGCGTGGGTTTTGGTGACTGTGAAAAGAAGATGGTCGCCGCCTCGTACTCGGGAGAATCGACACCAAAATCATCGCCGATATCCTCAATGGCTGAATACTGGCGAATACGCTCAGTGACCGGGATAACCGTAGAGGTACCCAGAATGAGGAGCGCACCGAAGTTACGCCCCGTTGCCGCTACCGGTGACATGATGACGTCAACGTTAACGACATTGGAAACAGGTAAGCCCTGTGCCATGTTTTAATCTCCAAAGAATTGCACTGGCGCGTCGACCAGCGATTTAATGCCGTACTGGCGGATGATTTTGCGGCGCAGGTCAACGCTGATATCGTAGCGGCGTACCCACTGGTTATTGATAAGCTCGGGCAGATTGAGGAGCCGCCCATGCTGCAGGAACGTCAGCCCGACGTGGTTCAGTTCGTCGTTGTTCTGAGCCACCAGCAGTCCATCACGAAAGCGCGTGGCCGTCGCCAGACCCTGCGGGCCATAAAAGCAGAGGATCAAGCTGATGGTTTCATGCGACCACTGCTCGGTGTTCTCTTCGCCCTGCACGTACGCGGGGTTGAAGTCCTCCTGGATGCCGGTAATACCGAACGCGCACCAGGTGGTGCCGTTTTTGGGTATCTGCTTTTGCGGGTCGGTCCAGCGCGGGTAAACCAGCGTGGCATCCAGTCCGGTCACGCCCCGTATCCAGCGACTGATTAGCCGCTCCAGATCTTCATCGTAGGGCGGAGAATCCCCGACGGGTGTCAGGTACCCCGCCGTAGTGCTGTCGTTACTCAATTGGCGTTCCCCCGTCGAATTCCATCAGCTCGCAATGCGCCTGAACGAACCCGGCACCGTACGCCGTATAAGGGTCGACAAACGTCACGCGATAATCTCGCCCGCGGTAGGTTACGATATCGGCATCTAATCCTGGTTGCCCCTGGGTCAGCCTGAACTGAGTAGCAATAAAGATGGCGCCGTTGATGTTCTGTCCGGCGGCCATGCGCTTCGCTTCAAGCGAACGGTCGACAGTCACCACGCCAGAGAACGGGATATCCTGCGCGGTGTTTACCGGGAAGTTATCCTCATCAACCGTCTGCACCTGCCGGTGACATACCAGCGTCAGATCGACAAAATCCGGGTCTAACAGGACCTCTGTCACATCGAGTAACGGCATTATTTTTTCCTCACGACGTATTGAATCGCACGCAACAGGAAGCCATGAGCATAGAGGGGTTTGTCGCCAGGTATCCCTTCCGCACGCCTACGTTTGAGCGTTTTCTCCGAGAGAGGCGTGAGGCGGTCACCGTCACCGATAACCGCTTTTGAGGCGTCTCGGGCAATTTGCCCTGCGGCTTCAAGATGCCGCTCCGCAAGCGCTGCGTTGCCATCCAGTGCAGCCTGTGCGGCAAGTTTTAACCGAGCGGTGGTTTTATCCCGTGAATCTTCTATACCCATGTCGAGAAAGGGCCTGGGCGGAAGAGTTACGGTTTCGCCGTCGATCTCCACGGTCGCGCCAGTAGATTGCAGATAGCCAATTTCAGCGTTGCTCAGCGGCGAATCTTCACGCGGTGGACCAGCAGGAATACCCACCAGCACATCAGTACCGGAAAGCTTACTCAGCGCATCCAGAACATCAGCGTAATTGTCTGAGCGTATCTTGAGCCCGCTTTTCATTCCGGAGCCCCCAGCTGAATAGCTCCTGCACCAAACAGCATCAGGTATTCCCAGAATTCAGAACCATATCGGGAGTTGTTCCAGAAGCCCGCGTTAGGGTCCAGTGTCGCGCTGGCGTCATAGCTTACCGAAACCTTATCCACTGATTTTGAAGTCTGTACGCCGCTATTTGCGCCACCAGCAGTACCCACTGCCACACCACGCATATCAGCGGCGTAAAGGTACATGTAGTGAGCAACATACAGCCCGACGATGTAGGGAAAGATATCCACGCCAAAGCGCGATTCACTCAACAGGGCATCAGCGAGAGCAAGCCTCGCCTGAATCATGGGGGTTGGGTATTTTGTTTCATCAGCGAACTGTGGGAATGCGGCTCTGAACTGCTCAGGCGTCGGTAGACTTTGATTTCTTGCCATTGGCTGCGGTCTCCGGCAACTGTGCTTCCAGCTCAGCAATGCGAGTATCTTTCTCAACAATCTGCGCTTCCAGCTCAGCAATGCGTGGATCATCAACCACCGCTGGCGCTTCGCCATCTGGCGAGCAATGCGCTTTTACGAACCAGTGCTCTGCCACTGCGTCATCTACATCATGGAAACCTGCAGAGAAGGGGGTGATTTTCGCACCGTCGTTGAAATTGAACGCGGTCAGTACATAGATTTTCTTCATCGGAATTCCTTAGAAAGAAGCCCCTGTGAAGGGGCTGTATCTGGATTAAATACCATCCATGTAGTTCAGGGTTTCCGGGTAAACCGGCTCAACCGCGCCCAGCTTGCCGTAGTAGGTCACCAACTGATACAGGCCGCGATACTGGATCGGGACGCTCTGCAGCGGAACCATCGGGAAGCGCACAAACTTCTTATCGTTGGTGTAGGCCACCATGCGATCTGTGCTACCCACACCGCGACCCTTCATCCATTTAACCGGACGAATGTTCAGCGGCTTGCCGTTCTGGTGATAGGCGATGGTGTTCGTTTCCAGGTAGGTCAGCAGAGACTGGTTGCCCGCGGTGGAAACGATGGTGCTCGCAATAAACGAATACTGTTCAGGCGGGATCAGCAAATCTTCCGGCACTTTGGAGTAAGCGGAACGAGCCCACGCATTGCTCAGTACCTGGTTAATGCTGGCGCGGATTTCGTCGGCAGTGGAGGTCGCCCACGTTTTGGTCGCGTTGGTTGGCGTCACCTGAGACAGGTTAAGCAGACCTTTAGCGCCTTTCGCCGCATCACCGATATAAACCTGCTCATCGGTATCCATGTTCCACTTAAGCTGCATGCCATCGTACTTCTGGGTATCGATAGGACGCCCGACCTGTGCCGCAGCATTCAGTTCGATAACGGTCCAGCCAAGCTCCATGCCCCATAATTCCAGCGGGAAGCCCTTTTTCTCGATATCAACGTTGACACCTGCAATCGCAGTGGCCAGCGGGCTGATCCAGTTTTTACCGTTGGCGTTAGGTGTACCGGCAGCGGCAAAGGTGGTGTTGGTGAAGGAACTGATTTCGTCAGCGATAGAAACGTCTTCACGCAGCTGAATATCACGGCTCCACGTCTGGGAGGTCAGCGGCAGGTTCAGCGTCTGATCGAGGCGCTCCAGCTCGTGAATGAGAAAGGCACCAGAACTGTCGACTGTTGCCTGGTCAAATGTCATTGGCATTTGCGATTTCCTTAAATATTAAAGGCCAGTTCAATGTTGCCGTTGGCATCGCCAGGACCATTGAAATAAGCGTTGGTAAGCTGCACGGTGTTTTCGCCATCAGCAGCAGCCAGGAAGGCACCCAGCGGGCTGGATGATGTCGGTGTGGCCACGCGCATATAAACCTCACCACCAAGCGCCACTGCGCTGGCATCCGCGCCGAGGTTCACTGTCACATAACCACGCTTCATGCAGTCGCCCGCGAAGTTAAAACCAGTACCGATCTGACGTACCTTGTCAGGCTGTGAGGCTGTCGGGTACGGGCGAACATAGATGCCCACCACAACAGCAGCCGTATCATCCGCCTCAATCGGCACAAACTTGCCTGCGGAGAACTTCCCGGCGAGGCCGTATGCGGCGAATGCCTTCGCGCTGTCCAGTGTCTGAGGTTCAACCGTCAGATCCTGCGGACGAGAGATTGCACCGGCGATGCCTGCAGGCATCCGGTAGAGAAATGTGTTGTCCATTGGTTGCCTCGTTAGCGTTTAGCCCAGAGTTCCTTCGCGGCAGCGTTAATCTCCGCGATGGATTTGGTGGTGTTGGAGTTGATAGAGCGGAAGCCGTCAGCGGTTTTGGCTGCGGTATTACGGTTTTTCGCCACTTCAGACACAGCATTGAATGCCATATCAACGGTCGCTTTTTTCAGTTTGCTGATATCGGCATCACCCACGATAGAGCGCACCATCGCCTGATCGGCAGTTGCCAGAACTGAACGCTTGAACGCGGTAGGCTTTGCTGTGGACGGTAACTGAATGCCTGGCTGAATCAGATCGGCACGATACGCGGCATCACCGGTAACAGCCCCTTCCTTTTCGTCCTTCTCTTCGTCATCGTCGTCTGCATCACCTGTTGCAGATGCCGGGGCGAGTTTAGCGACCGCCTCGATCAGCGCTTTACCCCACGCGGGAATTTCTTCTTCAGCATCACCAGTCCCCGGAAGAGCTGGACCCGGCAGCGGGCTTTGCGGTGAGAGATTAATCACCACACCACCCGGCGTAATCGAAGAACTTACGTCGTCATCACCGGTAACGCTTTCCGGCACGTTATCAATAAGATTCGCCATTTCGGCGGCGTCGTTGGTTTTTCGGGCCTTAATCAGCCTGGTTAACCAGTTTTTAGTAGCGCTTGGCATAGCGTCCCCTATTTTGCATCGGATACCAGCCCTGCCATTAGGGACAAGGGCCAGATGGTTTCCGGTTATCGCTGATTGAATCGCGAGACCGGGTGAAATTGATTCATAGTCAGCATCGTATCCACAGCTAACCTCATCATCGCCATCATCAATCGCCTGGAGCCCTTCAGGGCTTTTGACAATGACATCAGCAAGCAGAAGATCGGACTTGCCTCCCTCCCCGCGTCTGACGTTCTGAATGTGCCCGTGAGCCAGCAAGCGCCAGTTATCAGGGGCAACAAAAATAATTTCGCCATTGAAATCACGTGGGTGCCCAATCGTTACAGCCATACCTTCAAAGGACGCCATGGCTCGCTCGCTAAACACCTGCTCAGGTGTCCGCCGTACGATAATTTTCCCGCGCGAATCAGGAATGAGTTCAGGCTCTGGCCGCTCTGTCTTGTCGTATTCCTGCTCTCCAGTACGTCCGATCGGCACATCCTTGAACAGCACAGAACCATCAGCGAGCTGGAAACGAGTATTCCCCAGTCGGGTTTTGAAGAAATATTTCATGAGTTACCTGCTGCTATCAGGCAAGAAAAAAGGCCGCTCATTAGCAACCTTCAGTAAAGGGATAATTGTTCGAAATACCGGGCTATTTAACATAATGGTTCTTACCCGCACCACCGAAAATGGACTGGATTAAAATGTCTCGCTAAAGCCCTGAAACCAGCATTTATCTGGGCAGAAATGAAGACTTTTTGAACACAACATTTTGATAACATTTAGCGGGTATGAAGTTTCGGTCAGAGTCGGGGATGAAAGCTGTATTTTCTTAAGTTATTACCTACAGTTTCGTAATACTCTTTATCACTATTCGTAAAACCTTAGGATTTGCTTCTTGAGCAACAAGAAGTAAGTACCTGGAATGCTCTTCAATAATCTCACCATCAGCACAGGATGGTTCAGTGTAGAAGCCGCTATTACCGTTGTACACGGCAATTCCGTCTTTGTTTAAACCCTCGAAATACGTGTAATAGTTGTGTTTACTCATTTTCTAGGCTCCGGTATCTGAACTTCCGACCAGCATTTGCAGTTGGGCAAACATCCTGCGTGGCCGGTCATTCCGTCGAGTGTTGGCGGGTTATCCCAGCGCACAAACTTATCTTTCATTTTGCGGTGTGATGGCCGGGTGCCAGCCCCTTCAATACGCCACCAGTAACCTTCGGAACCAACGGCCAGCGCTCGCGCCTGAGTCAGTGCGCCTGTAGCGCGTCCAATCTCAGTGCGGGCTATCATTCTGGCCCTGCTGGCTGCAACGTCTCCGGACTGCATGATCATCTCGTAGAGCTGATCCGGTCGCTCACCGTTGATAACGGCCTGTATCGCTCGCTGCTGAATTTCCTTAACCCGGTCTGCGGCTTCTATCGGCAGTGACTTCATCAGCTGAATCTGGCGAAAAACGATATCCTGAGCCACCATCCCGACAGGCGTGTTACCAATCACGTCACGCAGACCAGCGGATATTTCTTCTGAAACAGAGCGCCACTGGCTCCACTCTTCTTTTTCTACCTGGGCGAACATCTTGCGGCCAACCATTTCGGCCCAATCGTCAATTACCCCGGAGTAGTCAACGAGCGTGTTAGCAATGCTGTCAGCGCTTGCCTGTGAACCATCGTAAGAGGCCGTGACGATTTGATTTATCTGGTCGACTATCGCCAGCAGGCTTCTGTGATACTGACGCTCCGATCGTCGGCGGAGGTTCGGTTTCAGATTCAGCCTCCTCCCACTCTTTCGCCGCATTTGCTATATCCTCATCAGAAATTGATGCGCCTACGCCAGTGACGTCAGACATCTCTCTAAGGTCTGTCAGCGCAGCAGCCGGAGACATACCCAACTCACGCACAGCAGTAGCCAGCGCAGTAGTCGTATTGGTCGCTACCGTGGAGCGATCGGTGTCGCTCATCTGCCACAGGGGATTAAACTCAAAGGTGAAATCTTCCGGCAACGGTTCGCCAAACTCCGAGCGATGCAGTACATCGAATAGCAAGCGGATGTGAGGCCGTAAATCTCGCTCCTGAAGCGTGCCAACATCGTCGTAGTAGTTCGCGAGGTCAGCGTCGCCGGTTGAGAACCCCTTCGGCGACTGACGGAACAGACGAACAAGCGGGATGCCAACAGCGCCCGCAATATCCTCTTTAAACTCGCCAAGCAGGTCTGAAAGACCCGCGAAAGAATATGAGTGAGTTTCAAATTCGTCCTCCGAGTCAAACAGAGACATGCCTTCGTTCGTCTGGAACTGGCGGACCATCTCCATATTCTTGATAAGCGCTTCAAATGGCTTACCGCCCACGGCGATGATTTCACGCAGCTTTTTAATCTTTGCTGTTCTCAGGTGCGCCTTGTACGCCAACTGGGCAGCACCAACACTGGTACTGTCATAGGATGTCAAACGGTCGAAAATACGCTCGACTATGGACATGCCCCACTCGTTCTCAGTGATTTTCTGCTGGTAAGGCAGCTTCACACCATCCATACGAATCAGGCGACTGTGATGGACAGTCCACGCCGGAAGCCCCTGCGCTGTCGTCACGATGTCGTAGAACTCAGGCTTACCAAGGTTAGGCCCAAGCGCTTTAATGCGCCTGGTGAGCTGCGGGTTAATCATCCAGCGGTCAAGAACGGCCAGCCCTTTAAAGCTGCCCTTGCCAACCTTGTCCAGAATGAGCGGTGTCAGTGGGGCCTGCCCTTCAATCAGAATCAGCGCCACCGCCCCGCCATACAGACGGGACCACTTCAGCGTTTCGTTGATGCAATCCCACAACTGAAGCTCGTCAAAGCGTGATTCCAGAATGCCACGGCGTTTCGGGTCAATCTCGCTGGTAATGCGCACGCCCTTTTTGGTCATGTCGTCCGCTTTCGAATCGACAGCAGCGCCAATAATCCAGGATGAACGATAAGCCCACTCGATGAGCAGGCGGTTGCGGCTGGTGTAGTTCGCCCTGTAGGTCGATGCGGCATGTTGGTTTGGCTGCTGCATGCCGACACGGGCAATAAAGTTATCGTACGAATCCGCCGTGGCGACTCGTCCTGTTTTCTTCGCCATGGTGATTATTCTCCGGCTTTTTCGGTAGTCGTGGCGGATAGGATAATTTGTTAAAAAATGACCCGATTTAACATAATGACTGTTACCCGCACCAGCCGGATCCCTCCCATGATGAAATGTCCGCCAAAGGCTTATTTATCCGGGATAAGTGGCTAAAAGCGCGTGAATAAAACATGCATAAACAGGGTCAAAAAATGAATAGCGGTAATTTTGCGTGAAACGCTTATTTTCGGGTATTTAGCTGTTTCCCAGCGCTTCCCAGATATCCATTGCCGTATCGGTTGGAGCAAACGCCATGATGAACGCATCGGCCACGTTCGGCGATGGCACATCGCGCTTGGCGAGGTCTTTCTTGCTTTCCACCATCACGCGCCCGTTTTTGTCAAAGTCACGGTGCGGAGTGGTAAGCTCCAGCTTGAGTTTTTCCAGTAGTGGACAGGATGAGTCGATGCTTATCAGCTCATCTACCGGGTACTGCTCACCGTTCTTTACCGCGTTGAAGGTATTACGGAAACGATCCGCTACCAGCCACCAGGCTTGCGCTTTGAGGTTGGCGAAAAAATCCTTGTTCGGGATACCAATGTATTCGTAGTCCGGCTCATTCACACCAGCGCCAGCATTGAACCGCTGATAGTTGATACGGGATGCGTTCATGTTTTCGCGCTTACGATCCTCATTAATTTCAGAGAATTTAGCGCCAGCAGATGCTCCAACGCCGATTGAGTCGTAGACGATATCAGCATCGCGCTCCAGCGCCGCCTGATACGTACGCTGGCAGCTTTTCAGTAATTCGTCTTCTTTCGCTTTCCACTCATCCGCCCAGTACACAACGGAGCCGTGACGATAGACGTTAGCGCACTTATCGGCGCCGCTATCGGCAACGTCGAAACCAATGCGCTTACGCCCGCTCGGTTCGAAATTAAGGACTTTGTGGGCGTCCACAGCTGCCTCAATCCATGACAGCTTGATAATGGCCGCATCATCATCTGACTCTGGCACGCCTTCGTAGACGTGCTTAAACCCATCCGGATCCCGACGTTTGGCGGCTTCGATAACCTTCAGCATGGTGTCGGATAAAAACGGGTTTTCATCGTAGTTGATTTTGCGTATCAGCGTATCCTCTGGCGGATCGACCACAAAGTTACGCCACACGAAATCAGTCACTAGTCCGGGGTTAAAGATAAACCAGCACTCTGAGCCCTCTTTACGGATGGTTGGCTCCAGTATCTTCCACTGGTATTCCGTCAGCGCGTGGGCCTCTTCAAGCCACAGAACGCTGATACCTTCCAGAGACTTAATCTCTTCAATGTTGCGCCAGAGCCCATAGAACACGAATTCAGACCCGGTCACACGGTTAATGATTTTGTTGTTCAGAATGCGGAAACGATGCCGCAGTCCAAAGCGGTCTATCTGAATCTTGAGCAGGGTGTACACCGACTCTTCAATTTTGTTCTGAATCTGACGCGCACAGCAAAAGCGCAGGCTGTATTTATTCGACAGAAATATGGCAATGCCAGCGGCATCCCATGATTTTGACGATGACCGGCCACCATAAAGCACTTTGTTACGCGCCTGCGTAGTCCAGAAGCTACGCAGAACCGGATTCAGTGTCGGTTTGGATGTCAGAGTAGAAGTCATTGAGGTCACGCTCTCCGTTGCCATCATCAATACCTGCATCACGGCGAAGACGATCGGCCTCCAGCGACACCTTATCAGTAGCAGCCTTGCGATAGTCTGTATCAGCAAATATTTTGCCTACTGTCGCCAGCGTGCCGACGATCGACTCAATACGAACGGTGTTGCGCATCATCGCCTTCTCGGCGGCGCTGATATTTTCCATCAACACCTTTCTTTCCTGGTCCCCTTCAGCATCTTCCAACTTGGTCAACCACCGGCCAATATTCTCTGCAGCGACAAGGTTGTTAGCCCGAAGGCGAAATAATTCGTCTTCGAGTGTCAACGCTTTCGCGTCTTCAATGACCTCATCTTTGAGCAGAAGGCGACGGGCGTAACCACCATGCTTTAACGCCTGCTGGTTACCGGGTTGAAATGGGTTAGTCGGCGGATCGGTACGCACCCCGCGTATCGGTTTCGTATCTGGTGGAGGTTCTGCTTTTGGTTGCGTACTTTTTTGCGTACGGCCAGCTCTGGCGGGCTTTTCGCTGGTACGCGCCTTATTCTTTTGCGTACCACTTTTGCGTACCTGCGTACCGGCCTTGCGTACCCACTCAAACTTTTTCGCTCTCTTCCTGATAGCACCTTCAGTAACGCCGTATTTATCGCCTATATCACGGAGACTAAGGACTCCGGCCCGGTATGCCGATTCGATGGCCTCCCAGTCCGGTGTTGCCATAATTTGGTCCTCGCCTTGACATTATCGAGCCACCTCTTGAAGTGGCTCTGTAATGCCTATCGCGCGGTCATTTCTTAACGCTGTCCGGCATCACCGCGCCAACAACGCCAGCCAGTGCTACGCCGCCAGCGATGACAGTTTCTTGAATGCCCGGAGGCAGCTGGTAGCCGAAGACACCGGCAATGACCAGGATAATGCCGCGCCAGGTTGACGGCTCTTTCAGTCGATTAATGAGATAGTTCATAGCTTCCCCGTGTTTACGATAAAAATACTTCTCTCTCTGCCTTGCGGCGATTGGTTAGTCCAGGCATGGCTTTGCCACCTGATTTATTCCAGCGAAGGAACTCATCAGCTGCGCCTTTCACATCACCGGCATTAAGCTTTTTCATCAGCGTTGAGCTGGATAGCGCACGGGTTCCGATGTTGTAGGCTAGAGACACAAGCGCGTCGTACTGGTTCTGGGTAACGGAGACTTTGAGCATCTTGCTCACTGCCTGATCGAAGCTCACAACACCCGTGCGTAACAGTCGCTCTGCTGTCGCGTCGTCAATTTTCATGCCTGGCTTGATTGGTCTTCCGTCAACTTTCCCGGTCCACCCATAACCGATTGTCCACGGGTCGCCGCCAGTACCCGGATCCGGGTATGCGGTTAATCGACACCCTTCAAATCGCTTAATCAGCGCGATGCCGTTATTGCTTATCTGCATTACCGCCTCCAATACCAAACCGGCTGCCGATATATTTCATTGCAAATGCCCTGATAGCATCTACGCCTATAAACCCGACTGCACCACCGATAGAGATTGAGAGAGTTTTAGGGAAGTCGAAGTATTCAAGCGCAGATGCAAACGTCAGCGTCAAACATCCGCAGAGAAATCCCTCAAGCAGCATCTTTTTCCAGCCGCCACCACCATAGGCAATACGTAGTCCGGCCATAATTACAGAGAGAAGCACAGCGCCCAGCGGTGTGTCGCCACGCCACCAGCTCTGCAGCAACTCAAGCAGATCCGGCCAGGATTGAAGATCGTTATGCATTTTCATAGTCTCCACCTCCGATTAAGGTTCGGGGTGCTGTGTGAAGTGAGGGATGGCCGCCAGATGGATTTACGACTAAACACTGAAAGTGAGTGACGTTCTGGCGGCACAAATAAAAAACCCGCTCAAGGCTGGAAGGAATACCAAGGGTAAAATGACGGCGCGGTAGCCGTAAGGGTCCCAAGGTAGAGGGATAGTTTTGGGTATCGCTCTACGACGATGTGACAGGGGTACTGATGCAATGCATCTCGCGAATACCCCTGTCGTATCGCCGGAAAGCAAAAAGCCCAAGGCGTTAACCTCGGGCTTCTAATGATTTTTGCTGCTCAGTTCGCTTTAACGTCCCGAGCCTAACACAATTCAAGCAGTTTCTGGCTCACTTTGCAAGTAAAATCTGTCGCCATTTGTGCCGAATGCATCACACATTGGCGCGTACAGCATCGATTCAGCCAAACTTATCCATGCATCAACTCTTCGTCTGCAGGTCATAAAGCACCAGTCCGGATACTTTTGATTGAGCTCTTCCGCTATGCGGCGTTTGCTTTTCCGCAAGCGGTAATGGTCCACCAGCACACTGTATAAGCCTTTATGTTCATTCGCGATAAGGATGGCACCTAGGACCCGATCAATCAGAAGCCCTTCATCATCAGTGCAGAACGATAGGCCGCTTTTGTTTTTCCCTTCTAAAATTTCACGGAAGAACGCCTCAAGCTCAGGCTTCGAAATGCCTGATTTCTTCATGCGGCGTAAGGCTTCATTGATAGCCGTTTTAGTTATCTTTCCGGAGGCCAGTAACTGGTTAAACATATTGCCGCCGCTACCACCGCCAATATACGACCAGCGGCCCCACATACGCAGCTTTCCCTGTATCCAGATGCTTTCCAGAGTGCGGAGGCGAACCATTTCACCTGATTTACCAACCTCAGAAGGGTTAATCATTTATTCACCTCATTTTTGATGATATGTCCGGGAATAATTTCGAAGGAATTACTGCACTGATTTCCCCAGCAATCCCAACCAGACCAGGACTCACGAGCAAACAACTCCACTCGCTTAACGTCGCCGTAAAGCAACTCCAGCCGGTGGCGAACCTCCCATGGCTTCTCGCTGTGCTCACCGAGACAGGAGTAAACAACCTGTTTAATTGACGCGCTAGCTCTTTCCAACCCGGCGCCACAGGTGGCAATTAGCAGATCTTCAGTATTGGCCCGCGTGTGGTTGCCTCCATTCATACGGGTTTCGCTATTCAACATCGACAGCAGATCATTGAAATCCACCAATTCACCTTCAGTTAGCGCCTTATTGAATCGCCTTTCGGCATGCTGGTTGAGCTTTACCCATGTAAAACCCTTCATGGTGCGAATACGAAAACCCCAGGCTTCAGCCAGCTCGATCGCTTCTTCGGTATGTGTCCCGGTGTACCACATCGCCAGAACGGCATTTTCTGCAGCCAAGCTCCATACAGGGGTACGCTTAAGCTCAGCAAGGCTCATCGTGTCATAGTGGTTAACGGCTGCGCCGTTACTGATTTTGTTGCCATATTGCCAGGGCGGATCGACATATATAAGTTGGTATGTCATGCGACCTCCATAAAAGCGCGAATGAAAGCCGCTGCGGCCTGTGCGTTTATGGCGTTGCCGTAACCCTTCAGGCGGCCGACGCGGTTGCTGCTTGCCACTCTTGCCACCCCGGACTCGACTCGTCCCAGGCGTGCGGTAGCCCCATCAACCAGCGGGAGTGTGCCGGGTTCAACTGGACGCCATTTGCCATCTCGACAAAAGAGCCAGTCCGCATCTCGCCAAAAACCGTTAACCTCAAGGGGCCTGCCGTGTAAGCCTGTCGAGGGAGTTGATCCAGTCTCTCTTTGCCGTCCCGCTGAGCTGTCATTCCAGCCGAATCCTTCCAGTCGCGTGACGTTGGTGTTACCCAGCCCGCCATTCTGGCCGCCCCTCCCAATGTCGATCCCCTGTTCGGCGCATTGGCAGCGGCACCCAGCCCCCTGACCTGGTTGTTGTCGATCGTGGTTGGAGTCGGCCAGCCGGTTAGTGCTGCTGCCATCGAGAATGGCAGGCCGCCCTGCGCGTAGCGCTTTTCCCTCATCACTGCTTCCGTGGTTGGCGTGGGCCACCCAGTAGGCCCGCTCTCTGATGTGCGGCGCGCCGATGCCCGCTGACGTAAACGGCACAAGCCCGAAGGCGTATCCCATTCCTTCCAGGTCAGCTTGTACAAGGTCGAACCATGCGTTTGCGTTACCGCTTGCAACCTGTTCGCCAAAGACATGCTGAGGTCTGCGCTCACTGATGAGATGGAAGAAGTGGGGCCAAAGGTGCCGCTCGTCAGCAAACCCATCTCCTTTGCCTGCCGCGCTGAAAGACTGGCACGGGCAGGAACCAGACCAAACCGGGCGATCGTCAGGCCATCCGGCGAGGCGGAGGGAATGGGACCAGACGCCGATCCCGGCGAAAAAGTGGCACTGGGTAAATCCTCTGAGGTCGTCAGGTGTGACATCTTCAATACTCCGTTCGTCAACTTCGCCAGGTGCGATGTGACCGCCGGCGATAAGATTACGCAGCCACTGTGCTGCAAAGGGATCGATTTCGTTGTAGTAAGCTGCTGGCGTCATTCGCAGGTCTCCCCTAATTCCTGAAGAACCTGCGCCAGCAACTCGCTTTCAGTACCGAATTTCTCTTCCCATGACTTACGACCAGCGTGGATAGCAACACCGTGGCCGCCAGTGCGGTGATGTGCGTGGCAAAGAGGGATTACGTGGAAATTATCAGCGCGGACAGAAAGGCCCGTGCCAGAGCTGCAATGATGGATTTCAGCCGGTGATTCACCGTAATCAAGGTTGCGGCAAACTATGCAGCCAAGAGCGGCTACGCGGCTAAGATGAAGCTTTTCAGCTTTTGTTTTGGATTTGCTCATATCGCACCGCCTTGGCGCGACAGACAAACGGAAACACCGCGCACTAAGGCACGGCGTAAAATGGCGTTGCTGCGTTTTTGCGTCATCACTTTACTCCGGTGATGGCGCCATAGATTCGGTGTTCAGCCGATGTGATTATTATAAATCAGGTTGCTGCATGTGAGCTATCACTTTGGTGACTTTTCCTCGACCTTGCTGTGAACCTCTCGGAGAAAATGTTAACTGCAAATATCGCCATAAAAAACCCGCCGAAGCGGGTTGATTTTTATAGTTTTTTTAGACAAGAGCTTTACATATGGAAAGGAAAATGAGTCGTAATGAACAAAAATCACACAGCTCATGTGAATTCAAAAGAGTCATTTAGATGTGCACTTTTTAATTACATAGAGCCCAACGATAAGCGCGCAGTGACAGCACAATTGTTTGATAGAACCGTCGGACAAGCCCGCCATACTCTTTGAATGTTATCTATAGACAAGTCCAAGATAAAAGATGCCTAAATCATATAATCTAGGCAAATTCATTTTAATTAAACAAGCATTATAAATGTCTTAATTGCCAACACCCTTAAGAAAATCATTATGAAAGAGCATGAACTCATAATCACCTCCTTTTTTTCTAACCAGTTCAATTTCAAAATCTGGCCACGGATATTTACAACGCAAAAAAAGACACTTTGGCTCAATATCAATCACCCCTTGAAGACCAAAAGAAAAACATTCAACAATATTGTGCTCTTTAATTTTGTTCGCTATAACCAACGGACTTAACTTCTTGTTATTAAAGCACAAGTTTAGATATGCACGATTGAAGATCACTTCATTTCCTCGTGAATCACTAGCCATGGTAAACCCTCATTCTTCCCTAAGCAATAGACTTAAAAATCAAGTGGCAGAAGGCTCTGGCGCCTGATGGGTCCCTTTCATAAGAGACAATAGCAGCTTTAATGGAGGAAAGACTTAACTATTTTCAACTTGAAAGTTTTCGAAATAATTTAAACTAAGCCACATCATATTGATAAGCGCGCTACATAAATTTACTTTAATAATTTCATACGACAAATTTCAAATACAGTTGCAACCTCAGTTTTGTATTACATCAGGCGACTGTTGCGCTTCCACAGCCCCTTTACTAACGTCAATCCATGCATCATCAGAAAGAACCTGATACACCAGCTCGCTGTCCATTGCGGCCAGCGCAATACGGAAAACCTTAGCTGTCAGGCTGTCTGCTGACTGTTTATCGTGCGCCGGGTCAGTCAGGAACCCAGTGATGAACGCCCTAAGATCGGCCTGCTCTCTGGTTATGGTTGAATTGATTTTGCTCAAGTTTTCTGTTCTTTTCATAATTTGTTCCTCGCTTGCATTGCGATATCAGGCCAACAAGCGTATGTTTTCCGGCGTCAAGTTTGTGGGCTGTTAGCTCAGTTGGTAGAGCACTGGACTCTTAATCCATTGGTCGCGGGTTCGATCCCCTCACAGCCCACCACTCACTTCTCTGGTTAATTTGCCGCTCATTGGTTGGCTCCTTCAATGGTCTGGAATCCAGCAGCGGTCAGCTCTACACGGTCCCGAACAGGGTTGAGGTAAACGGTCTTGATAAGACCTTTTGACTTCAAACGCCTCGCGACAGCCGAGCATAATGTGTCGGTGGATTCCCACCAGTAGCGATCAAATCGACCACGGAGCATCACTTGACCTTCGCTAATAGCACGAAGAGTATTGAGCTGATAATCGGTTAATTTAGCCATCACTCAGCCTCCCACTTGATGCCAGCGTCATCCAACGCCGCGTTAACTTCTGCCTCGGGGTATGCGTATATGGCGCAGTGCGCCTCAGTGAACTCTCGGCGATGCAAAACGCTTATAGGCTTCGGCAGCTTCACGGTGCGGGACTCTCCATCTATCGGCGGCAGGCCTGGAATCGTCACACCAAACAGCGCCGCCAGTGCGCGATAGTTCTGCTCGCTGTGATAGCGACCTTTGCAGCGGACCAGCTTCTCGGCTGCTGCTTTGGTGGCCTGCGCCTTCTCCAGCGCCTCTACCAGCGTGATACGCTCATCCATAGCCGCGATGATAGATTTACACTCATCAATGCTTAGGGTGATTGTGGCGTTCTCGCCTGATGTCCCCTGAAATTCAAGAGCACCATACAGACGGTGGTTAACCTTATTGCGTAGCTCATGGCTCTGCGCCAGTTCGGTGATATCAGTCATACAGCCTCCCCAAGCACCCAGCGCAGAGCATCAGCGTATTCACCGCTGGCACCTTCAAGGGCTTTCGTGATTTCTTTGCGTGATTTTAGACGTGGCTTAGTTTCGCCAAGCACGGCGCGCTGACGTCTGGCCTTTTCATGGCCGGAAGTCCCAGCGGTTGCAGATTCAATCTCTTTCACTTTTTCCCGCTGCTCTTCGGGTTTAAGAGATGCCAACTGACGCGCCTGGGTAACGGTGACAGTTCCGGACTCAACTGCATCGCGAACTGCCTGGGTGGCATCCAGTAGCGACAACGTTGCGCGTACTGTCTGGACACTCACGCCAAACATCAGTGCTAAATCGTCCTCATCGTGCCCGCGCTCCAGCGCATCAGCCATTTTCTTTGCTCGGCCCAGCGGCGTATCTGCCTGGCGGATTTCGTTAGCACTTACCATCGCCTGCGCCATGCGAATGGCGGAACCACGTTTAGCGACTGCCGGTACCAGTAACGGTTCTTTGCCATCTTTCGACAGACGCTTGTTGGCTTCCAGTGTATGGCGCACACGCTGGCGACCATCAACCACACAAGACAGCCCTGTCTCCGGATCTTTCCAGACGATAATCGGCTCAAGAACGCCCTGGTCCATGATGTTCAGCACCATAGCCTCGCTAATAGGCAGGTGGATACGCTCATCGTAAAGCGGGTGAGTTTTGTCGGTAACCAGATGAAGGTTTTCAGGCTCGAACGTTAAAACGTTCGTCTTGCCACTGGCGCCGTATACCACTTTCGAATCTTTAGCCATTTTTAACCTCGTTTTTATTCACCGCTTCCACCCATTTTTGTTCCAGAGCATGCCTGGCTTTGTTCTTTCCACCAGCCCAGTAACTGTGCTGGACCCGGTAATGGTCATACGGGCATTTCAGGGCGCCAGAGCAAGAGCCAAACGTGTAATCTTTCCAGTGAAACTCAGGTGCCGCGCCGCAATCAGGGCATTTCTGTAATTTCATTGGGCGACTCCGCGACACTCCCTCAGGAGGTTTTCAAACATCATGCGGATACGGTTCGCGCAGCCAAACGGCATGTCGTTAAAGCGCCACAAGGCCGCGCCGTTGCGTAGGCCGCTCTGGACAATCTGACCCGCTCCATGCAACTGGCGAAGCTGGCCATTCACTGACGACATACCGCGACCCAGCGCAGTGGCGATTTCACGCGTAGTCAAATCAGAATTAGCTTTGAGAAATTCGATCATCGTGATTTCACCGTTGTATTGTGTTTTCTTGGATTTGGTTGTTTTCATTAAAACAAACTCCTTAGCCCCTGAAACCCTTAGGAATATCTGCCTGAACCTTGCCGCTAAAACCGAGGTTGCCGCCGGTTGCGAGATTTACCGGGCACAGCTTCAGCGCCAGCTCAGGCCATTTGTTGCGTAATGTCTTCATGGTTTGAACTTTTGGGCACCAGAACTGATCGCGCTGAATGCGCTCAATCATGGTGCGAATTTGGTCGTGGCTACATCCGTGCTCCTGGCGAAGCAGGCGAACCTCGTTAGCCCATGCGACAAAGTTCGGTTCTCTCGGTTTTGCCAGAGAGCCGTCAAATTCGGCGGCGCGTTCGTACATTTCGATGATGGTCGACCAGAACCACATCGCGAGATCGAAGTCATCATCGGTAGCCAGGTTACTGTCTTCGGTAGCATCAGGAATGTTTGCTTCCGGGATGACCGGTTCACGTCCTGACTCAGCAAAGTTATCCACAGGAAGAATCTCTCCCGCGTGGTTTTTATGATCTGTATGTAGTGATCTGCTTTTAAGATCTGTATAGAGATAGGATTCGGCTTGAGAGCCGTTTCCAGGATTCGGCTCTTGGGCCGTTTCCATTCGGCTCTTGGGACGAATGCATTCGGCTTGAGAGCCGTTTCCATTACTTTCAATCACTTGTTTCGATTCGGCTCTTGAGCCGTTTCCATTCGGCTCTTGAGCCGAATCCATATCTTTCAATGGCTTATTTGAATTTCCCCCTTGCGGGAATATTTTGGCGATTAACGCTTCCTGATCGACACGGTAATGCTTCTTCGGCGTGCCGCTTACCTGCCGAAGTTCTTCCTCAATAACCCCCGCCAGGTACTGCTCTGTAATCTTGAACATAGCTTTTCTGACCACATCGCCGTCTTTAGCGCGAATCTCTTTGGCAAGCGCTGCGTGCTCTTTGTAAAACCAGCCATTTTCCAGACTCGACTTGCCCGACCAGAACACCAGCTGATTGAGAATGGCCGCCAGCAAATGCTGCTGCCTGTCTCCTGCAAAGAAATCCAGATACGGTCCGGGGATCGTTATGCAGTTCCCCTGCCCCGACATGGCCTGAACAATTTCAAACACCTGATTGTTCATTCCGAAACCTCATTGTGTAGCCGTAAAAACTCTCTCAATCCCACCCAGCCAACAGCCCCGCAGGCTTTGCGGTAGGAAACATCTTTCTCTGTCGCTGTGAGTACCGTCACCATGTGGCCTTTGTGCCTGTGCTGGAAGCGAGAACCGGCCTTAGGGATGCCAGTGCCTGCACAATCTCCTTCAGACGGCTCATACGCCGGATAAGCCCGTTTCAGGCGAGCAATCAATTCAGCAGCAGACTGGTTACGCATGGTTGAACCTCGCTTAGTGAATCAGCGTGTTACCGGAAGAGCCGCCATCAGCAATCCGGTCAGAGATAGCAATCATTGCGCCGAACAACGCTTCCATTTCGTCGTCGACACGCTGTTTGCGGTGAAGAAGTTCCCTGAAAGTTGCGGAGTAATAACTACGCACTCGCGCCAGTAGCAACGGCGGCATAGCCCGTTCAATCGCGGGGAGAAGCTGCGCAATCTTTTCGATTGATGCAGACGAATCACTTTCAATCCAGCGGTAAATCTTCTGGATATTGCGGCTCAGTGCGTCAGGGTGGCTGTCGTCGTACAGTTCTGGTGTTGTCATACCCATGGAGAAGTAAGCGTCGACAATTGCCGACACAGGCGTTTTACGGCCACCTGGATAAAGCGCCCAGGCATTCATGGCCTCGCGAATGCGTTCATGCCTGATTTTCATGATTCACCTCGGCTGACTGGCGTTGTGGCACGATGACGCCTTCAGGTATTCCACTAATAGGTGTTGGGTGCAGATCTGGACGTAATTCATGGGGTGTGACTTCCCAACCCATTAATTTGCAAATAGGAATGACTCTTTCGGCTGGCATTTTGGCATTTAGCCAGCGGGAAATATTTTGCTGCGTTGTTTCTAACAACAGCGCCAACTCTGACTGAGAAAATTTCTCAGCGATCTTCTTTTTCACATAAACACTCATGGTGCCTCCTCTTCTTGATAAATGGAGTATACACATTATTTGTGTTTTTGAAACTCGTTTTTTGTGTGGAGATAATTACAATTAATTTGAGTAAAATACCCAGCATGAAGATGAAGACTCTCGATATCAGCGCATACCGTATTAAGCGGCTTCTCAGTGAGACTGGATGGAGTCAGGCGGAGCTTGGGAAAAAGGTAGGTGTTTCGCAACAAACAGTTCAGCGCTGGGCTACTGGGAAAGTGAGCCCAAACCCTGACAACTTTGATAGTCTTTCCGAGGTTTCGGGGTATGCACCCTACTGGTTCATGCTCCCGCCAGACGAAGGCGATCAGGTAGTAACTCCAGACGCAATGAAGTTAGGCCCTATACAGTTGGACCTGCTTAAAACCTTCAATGCGTTCCCGGAAGAAGATCAGCAGCAAATGCTGTCTGAAATGAAAGAGCGCAAAGAGACAATGGATAAGACCGTTGCCCGGTGGCTTGCAGCCCAGAAGGGCAATAAAGCTTAAGCGTACCAGGCTGTTTACCCTATGCGTACAGCAATCAAGGAGCAACACAGGGAATGAGTGAATATTTAATCAATGCACTGGTAACGCTCATCGCAGTTATAGCTATAGCGTTGCTGGTTTTTCACTGGTGATTGAAGAAGTTCAGGAGGTTAATCATGGTACATAACTTAATCATCTGGGCTATCTCAGCCTCAGCGTTAGTAACCTTTGTGTATCTCAATGTGATTGGGTGATGTGGTATTACAGTCAATCACCGACGCAATTGAAGAATGAAGCCGCCTTAATCCGGCACGCAGCTGCCTTGAATGCCGCCAAATAGAGCTAAAAACCTTTTAACCCGGCCACCGCGCTGGGTTTTCTTTTTCTAGATACAGGCTATAATCGTCCAGCCCATAGATGGCATATTTCCTACCATTTGTTATTGGCCCCTTCAGGCTCCGACTGCAGGGGCGTTTTTTACCCTACTCCTTCCCGATCGACATCAATCGCTTTATAGCCTCCATCTTACCGGTCTGTCTGCGCATCTCCAGTAGCCTCAAAGTCTCTAATGCCTCCAGCCCCACCAACTTTAGTTCGGCCAGTATTTCTAAATCCTGCATTAGCAAATCGACTTCTTCATTTGTAATTGGCGGTCTCATGCGCTCCCTCCTCTGCGAGGTTTTATTAGTGTATTCGCCCTACTCTTTCGGCAGCATCAGCACGTCGAGCGCCAGCTCTACAGAAAGGTCAACCTGGTCTTCCTGCCACAATACCTGAATCATCTCTATCAGCGCTTCTCTTGACGGTTCGCGCCGCTCTACCAGCAGCTGCATAACCGCCGTCCCGATAACCTGCGCTATCTGCGGGTGCATCTCCGTGAAAAACTCATCCCCGTAGTCCATATCCATACCCTCTTTAGTGTTTTTATGAGCATACCATTTTGCTGCATTAACCGCGTGGATCAAGTACACGCCAACGATAACACCATTTTTGTGTTAATTTAGTTGACAACACTTTTTATGTGTATAAACTCACTTCCATCAACACCAATCAAGGTGCCATAGATAAACGTTCCGCTACCCGGCGATAAGGGTCAACTAGATGAGGTGAATATGGAAAGCACAGACTTGGTAGTAATTAACGGTCAGTTATGCAACAAAGACGTTGCCCTGCTGATTATTGACAAGGTTTTACCTACCGTTCTTGCGGTGGTGGCGGAAAAGGTAAATGAAGGGCGGCATAAGGATGAAGTGAAAGAAGCAGCCACAACCGTAGTTGAGGCCGCTATCTCGGCAATTAGTTTGAAGAGCCTAGTTGCTCCCAAGTCTTGATCGCTTGCGCACTTTCCTCTTCCTCACGCTTTGTAAGCAGATAGAGAAAAGTAGCATTAGAGCGATCGACTTCGGAAAGAAACTCTTCTGGGGTGATTCCCTTGGGTTGAGTTGACTCGTAAATAGCGGCCAAAAGCCAAGCCTTATCTTCCTTATTCATGATTTTCCTTTGCTGGTTGTGTGAGAACTCCAGCATACCACCGAGCCTGAAGTGGTGAAAAGACAGGCGCAAACAACAGGCTTTGCAATGCAGTGAATGCGGCTATGCGCACGCGGCACAGTTAAGCGGTAACACTCGTTTCTAAAAAGAGTGGGGTGGAAAAGAAGCTGTCGATACCAGTTGTTAACTGGCTGGTATCACCGGGAGGCACCCGGCACTGCATTGCAAGGTCTGTTAGGTACTCAACACGCATGAGGGAAAGGAGATGATTCGAGACGAAGACAAGCCAGCATGGCGCCGGTTCTGGTTGAAGGTTGTTCCGTTTTTGGTTGCTGTCGCATCGGTAAGCGTTCAGTGCTGGGGTGCAGTATGAGTAGAAATGGCATTCGTTCACTAGTTATTGTTCTGACCATCTGCCTTGTTGCCTGGTCAGCGACCATTATCAAAATTCTGCATGTTACGGGGGTGTTTAATGGCTAATTTTCTGCAAAGCAACCCGATGGTTAAAGCAGCTCAAAGCAAACTCGCTATTGCGCAATTTATTGGTAACAGTGGCATGTGGTCTGATGCCATGGCATCAATAAAAGATATTCATGAAGCAGCAAAGCACGAAGAAGACCATATGTTTTGTGGTCGTACGGATGCGCTTTCAGGACTTCAATTTCGTGATGTTATTTTAAATTACGACCTGTACGGGGATTTAATTTCCGTCGATGCTGACTTGCTTACAGGGCAATATAAAGTCAATACCGAAGTTTCATTTTAATTATCGAATAAATGAATTAATGCCTTAAATGGCAGGTATCCACACACCTTAATACAGGAATAAATATGGAAACCGAAACACTCCACTGCTACAGCTGCGGCGGCTCCTTTACACGCGAAGAGTTGCAATATCGCCCTTCTGGCCGAGGAGCTTATCGCAAAGTGGCATATTACTGCCCTACCTGTAACGAAAAGGAAAAAAAGAAAGACCAATTAAAGGCTACACAGTCTTTAGTTCGTAAGTCATTACCTTCAAGGCCGGCAAACTTTCAATTACGACCAGCAGCGTGGAATAAATAATTGGAGGACGAAATATGAAAGCTCTCTCTATACGCCAGCCGTGGGCTTGGCTCATCATCAACGGCTACAAAGATATTGAGAACCGAAATTGGGATACGAAATACCGTGGCCCGGTGCTCATTCACGCCTCCAGCAAACGGCCTACTGTGGCCGAGGTGATAAAAGCTCGTAGCATTCTGGAGAGGACGAACGGCCGAGAAGTGGCGCTTATGATGCCTTCCGCCAAAAACTTCCAGCTGGGCGGCATCGTTGGGGTTGTCCGCATCGACGGAACCACCCGATTCAGTGACTCGCCGTGGTTTTTCGGCCCGGTCGGAATTCAGTTGAACTACGCGAAGCCGCTGCGATTCGTACCCATGAAGGGTCGGTTGAGCTTTTTCCATACTGGCCTGCGGCCACACGGTGTTTTCAATTTCCTTGTTCCTGAAGGTTATCAGGATGCGACGGAGGGAACTTTATGAGCTGCGGATATCAAGGTTATGAGTTTGGTGCACATTACCCGGACAGTCTTTGCTGTGATGGCTACCTGTGGGATTGCGACGCATACGAAGATGGCATGCTGACGAATGGCGGGGACATTCCTTGCCCAGTCTGTAACCGTAAGCAATGGCTGGCTTTCTACCGCGATCACATCATTGAGTGCGGAATGATGCAGTCAGAGCGCAAGCATGGGCCTAAAACTGTGAAATACGGGGGTTTCCCTGAGCCCGTGCGTGGTGATGCAAAGGCTATGCGCACCATCCGTCGCTGGCTGCGTCGCGGTTGGTATCAGGGCCGGAAGTTAGATGCGGAAGCGCACAAGGTGACGGCATGAGTTTCTTCGAAATTGACTCACGATTTTTAATCGATACAGCATTTCACCGCCTGGAAATCATCCGTGACGATGGACTGTATCGCCACCTGCGCATGCAGCAGCCGGGAACATCTTGCTACTACTACGACGTGATCACGTGGCCTGGCTATTTGACAGTGACGGGTGACATGGGAACCTGGACCTTCAGCCGCATCGCAGACATGTTTAACTTTTTTGGTGCCTGGGAAGGTGGAATCAATACCCATTATTGGTCTAAAAAGCTGGAAGCTGGCGCAGGCTGTTCGGCGCGCGAAATGCTGGCGAAAGAGTATGACCACGACGCATTCTGCAAAAGCCTGAAAGAGTCTTTGAGTGATTACCTGGATGACGACGAAAGCGCAGAACCAGAAGAAGATGAAGACTGGGACGACGATGACGATACACCAGATAGCGACAAAGCAGTGGTACGCGAAATAGTACGCGCCTTATGCCAGGCTGGCTTCAATGACGAATGGGAGGCTTATCAAGCTGTTTATGATGCTGATTGGCCTGAAAGGTTTAGCGCATGGGATATATGCGACGGCCTGACCTTTAAAACGTATACCAGCCACTTCCGGTGGATTCTATTCGCTATCACTTGGGCAATCAGCAAATACCACAACGCGAAGATTGTTGATAAAGCGATGGGTACGTTTCTGGCTGTTAGAGGCTCTATCACATAAATTGCATGATACGACTGTAGAAACTTAATGATTTCCAATAATCAACATTAAACCGGGGAACTGATTATAGTTTCCCGGCCATGAGGTTATTTATGGCCGATATTACTCAAGAAGATGAATGGGTGATGGAAAAGGGAATTGTAGCGAAGATGTATATGACTCCCCGGCAAATTAAATCTTACCGGGAGGGGAGATGGATCGAGGGCATTCATTACAAGAAGCACCCACCAGATCCAAAAGCTTCAGAAGGAAGGGTGACACTTCTCTACAACTACACCAGGATTAATAGGCTTGTCGGGGAAACATAATGAATATGCCTGCTGGCGTAGAGCTGCATGGGAAAGGAATAAGAATTAGCTTTCTATATCGCGGCATACGTTGCCGCGAAGTTTTGCGGGGCTGGACTGTATCAAATAGCAATATAAAAAAAGCGGGCAATCTCCGTGCTTTAATCATGAGTGAGATTCAGCAAGGTAAATTTTACTATGCAGAACACTTTCCTGAATCAAAGGCGCTTAAAAAATTCACCACAACACAAAAAATTAAAACCTTCGGTGAATTGTGCAAAGTTTATCTTAATGCCAAAAAGCTTGAGGTCTCAGCTGCGTCATACAGAGGTGCAGAATCACGCATAGCAACACTTTGCGCTATCGTCGGAAGCAATACGCATATTGCTGATATTCAGCATACCGACCTTTTGAATTACAGGAACGCGCTATTAACTGGCAACACCTTTAGCGATCACGCACCCTGGCTTAAAAGAAAAGGTCGCGCTGTATCTACGGTCAACGGCCTGATGAACAATCTGACTGCGTTGCTCAAACTGGCGAACCTGAGCGGCTTTATCGAGCATACCCCTCACGAAGGCATAAAGATGCTTAAGCGCTCCAGGAGAGACCCGGATCCACTTCTCCAGAGTGAATTTGAGGGATTTATAAAGGTGCTCTCTCATCGATATGCTTTGCTCTGGACTACGGCTATCTTTACCGGCCTTCGGCATGGCGAGCTTACAGCTTTAGCCTGGGAGGATGTAGATCTTGATAAGGGTGAGCTTCACGTCAGGCGTAATCAGACCAATGAGGGCTTGTTTGTGCCACCCAAAACCGAAGCGGGGATCAGAACTGTAACCCTACTTGAACCTGCGCTGAATGCTCTACGCGAACAATTCAAGCTAACTGGCGCATTAAGCAAAACCGAAATCACTTTCCATCACCGCGAACATGGTTTAACTGAACAACAAAAACTGCGGTTCGTGTTTATCCCGCCCAAAAACTGGCGCGGGGAAACGAAGTATTACGGCTCTCAGTCTCTGGGGTATAGTTGGGAGGCGGGATTAAAGAAGGCGGGAATCAGGAGCAGACGCCCTTACCAGTCGCGCCACACGTTTGCATGTTGGCTTTTAACTGCCGGTGCTAACCCGTCTTTTATCGCCGGACAGATGGGCCACGAGAATGCGAAGATGGTTTACGAAATTTACTCGAAGTGGATCGGAGAGATGGACCGTAACCAGGTGGAAATGCTGAATAGCAGCTTTTCTGACGTTGTGTCCCAAGGGTGCCCCAAACGCAAGGTGGTAGGGATAAAAAGCGTTTAA